ACTTCTTTGCTGGCAGGCTTTTCACCTTTTTGTGCAGCATGCACCATGCCCATGAAACGCTGTTGTTTTTTGCTCACTGCTTTTTCTGACAATTGAGGCTCATCTGCGTCATGTTCTTCTTGATCCATGTAATCATTGCTGGCATTGATATAATCCAAGGCCTTGGTGATCTTGGTCTGCACCCACTCTGGCAGATTTTGATCATCACCTAGAATGCCGTGCAACTCTTTAGCTGCTTTGACCAGGGTATGTAATTGATCTTTGGCCATGTCGCCTTCTTGATCGTATTCACCTTGATCCTGCACATCATCAAACCCTTCGTCAGTTTTCTTTTTAACGTAAGCAGTGCGATCTGCTTTGCGACTCTTGGCGGTCACACGTTCTTGACGTGGTTTGTCTGCTGTGTATTTCTTAGGACGTCCACGTCCACGTTTTTCACCTGAGGCAGGCTGTGCTTTCTTTTTCTTTTCATTGCCCCACTCGTCGTAGTCATCATCATTGCCACTGTCATCACGATCTGAACGATGTCCATACTTTTTGTGAATGTTGCGCTCGCTCTCTGAATCCTTGTTTGAAGGCAGTTCTTTGGCGTGTTTTTGTGCTGCCTTGATTAGATTAAGATCCAGCTCGTTGACTTTTTCCATGTCGCCGTCACCGTCAAGGTCTGCTTGCTTTTTGCCAGCAGCACGAGCCTTGGCTAGATTGCCAGTGAACAAGTTGCCTTCATCAATGCCCAACACAGACTCCAATTGGCTGGAAATCCAATCATATGGATCACCTTCACGAGCCTTGGCCACACCATAAGGCATTTCACCACTGTCTAGATAGTAATCATACAAGGCAGTGTACAATCTATCAGTGAGATTGCCTGTTGATTTAAAATGTGCAATATCACGATCCATGCTGCTGAGAATACGTCCGATACCTTCGGTCATTTGTCCAAGACGTTGTTTGGCTTTTTCAAGTCCCTCACGACCAGTAGGACTTTTTGAGCGCTCGTGTTCAAGATCTTGTGTGCTCATTTTCCAGTCGCCGCCTTTGGCCTTGCGCTGAAATGCAGGAATCTTGCTCTTGGGTGCTGAGTCTTGGTAAACACCTTCCTCAACATCTTTCTTGTGTTTTTTTGCATCTTTTGCTGCTTGCTTCATGGGCTCGGTTCGGTTACCGTCTTTGTCTAGATCAATATAGTCAGGTTTAGCCGCCTCATCCATCTTGTCATGCTTGGCACGAATCTTTGCCATTTTTTCTTTACTAGCACCTTCACGACCAGCTTGTTGTAAGGCCTTCATGCCGGTTTCGCCATATTTCTTTTTGCCTAGGTAGGCTTGCAATCCACTTTCATCTACTGCTTTTTCTTTTGCAGTTTCAGCCAGCGGCTTGGTGTTTTTTACACCATTAAGTTTTTCAATTTGTTCAACCGCAGCAGACACAGTTTCGCTGCCACTGATTGCTCTTAGTTTGTCTAGTATATCATACATGTTCATCTGGTTCATGATTTTTATCTCGCATTAGATTTTACTTGCGGCAGTTTGTTGCTGCCGCTGATCGCGCTCTTGGTTCCCATGGGCAAATCGTTAGTGGTTTCTGCAGGTGGAGTCTTGCCACCAGCTATAGAAAACTTGCTCTTGTATTGATTTTTCAGCACCTCATGATCGTGTGGATCAGCGGCGTAATCTTTGCTGAGTGCCTTCTGTTCACGACTGGGTGCTGGGTAATCTGTGTTGGTCAATAGATCTTTGTTATCGTCAATTTCTTCGTATTCTTGTCCCATGCTTTGGATATAGTCTTCGGTGTGCATGACTATGCGGTTTGGGTCCAAGCCCACCAACTGTGCCAACTGTTTGATCTGTGGCTCAATTGCTGGATATCTAAATTGCACGTCTACAAAAGTCACACGTTCATTTTTGAAGTTTGGAAAATCAGTGGGCAGTGGCAACACTGGGGTGCTTTTGGTGTCACTCATTTTCACAACTTCAAATTGTGATAACTTTTGTTTGAGATTTTGGAAAAAACCAGGAGGTGTTTCACCGCACACTTTAATGCGGTAATCATATGTTTTTTCGCTTTCAACCAAGTATTCTTTAAAATGTCTCATGTCAGGATCCTATACAGTATTTATTCATTCTGCTGGTTTTGGTTATTGGCCAGTACTTGTCTCAATAGCTCATTACGATCAATCAATTGTCCTTGCGCTGTGGGTATTTCCTGCGCTCCGTTGTCTCTGTCCATTTTTAATTTTTTCAGTTGTAGATCAATGATCTTGAGCTTTTTATTCATTTTGGCAGTCTTGGCTGTGATAGCATGACCAAGCATGCTGCTGGCGCTGTTGAAAATTTCACTGGCAAATCTAGCTTCAACATTCATGCCAAGGTCCATGAGATTTTCGTAGCTGTCCATGGCTGCTTTGGCCAATTCATCCATTTCTGAATCTGATGCTTCCAGTCCTTTGACTGCGATCAAAGCTGCTTCAATTTTATCTATGGTAGCCAGTGTTTCTCTAGTGATAGGCAGTGCGTCTGCTTCAGCAGCAGGCTCTGTGGGATCTGAATCGGTGGGTAAATCAAAAAGAGATTCGAGTTTGCGTGTCATGCCATATTTAGCGGCCTAATTTTTCACACGCCTTATTTGGAACCATTATGGAACATGTCGTTTTCTGTGATAACTCTAAACACCAGACCTTGTCGTCTGCACCATTTGGTAGCAGCATCCCATTTAGCGTAATTCACAGCCACTGCGGCCCGGTCTCTAGCACTTTGCTTGCTTTCAATCACGCTTTGCTTTTTGGGTTTGATTTCAATCACTTCGGCCTTGACTGTGTTGTCTTTGGTACGATAGGTAATAAAGAAATCAGGCACATAAATTGTGTTTTTGCCTGTGAGGGGATTTTGATAAGGAATGGCTATGCTTTCGCTAGCCCATTGGAGTATGTTATCATTGTTGTCGCAAAATTGCATGAAAGCAAACTCCCAGCCTGATCTATACCTTGGCTTGCTCTTGCCCACATACTTGGCTGAGTTTTTTACTTCAAAAACACCTTGAGCCCAACGTGTCATGGCACCACATTTCTAGCAACATATTTGTTTGGTAAAACCTTGGCCTGTACGCCCAGCAAGGTGGCTGAACTTTGTAGGCCATTGAGATAATAAGCAAGCACTGATGTCAACTCAGGTTGCCCATAACGTGAAATTTCTTGCAGCAGATCCATTACATTAATACCTGATTCGACTGATACTCTAAACAGTGTAGTGGTAAAGTTAGCAGCCGCTTCATTTGTATTGAAAACTGATCGCATGTAAGCATACACAGCATCATATTGTGGTGCTGGAATAGCCACATCAAAGCCGTAGAACTCGTCAAACACTCTTACTGTTAAATCAATATTTGGATTGGAAACATTAACGCTGGACATTGACTAACCTATTATTTTCTTGGTGGGGTAGGAAAGAACACACTGTCACTCTTGTTGATAATAGCTCTTGTGGCCCCGGGAGCACCTGCTCTAATTACATCTTTGGCAGCACCAGTGGCTTCTTCTCTTATGATACCACCAAGATCTGATTTTCTGAAAGTGCCGTAAGCAGTGCCGGCCTTTTGTACTGCGCCTAGGATTCCAGCTGTGCCGCCACGTTGCAAATCTTCAATGATACCCAAACCAGTGTCAAGCAATCCGCCCTGCCCAAGCACAGATGCTGTGCTACCTGGACGAGCCAATGGACTGCGCTGTGTGTCGTAACGAGATGGATCTGCGAATCCCTTCACGTTCACATCACTGTCAGTGGGCTGGTCAGATCCTGCTGGTGCTCTTGATCCAACAGCACCGCTGTAGTATTTGACTGTTTCATACTGTATGGTCATTTGATGAGTCATGGGACCTGAGTCACTGTAATCAAATTGATCATGATTCCATGCTGTGATCACAGGATTGATCAACACATAGCTCACAAACTTGTGTTGGTTCAAACCAAAAATTCTTATGTCTCTAAAAAACGGTGGCTTACCGCTGGTGTCAGTGCCGTTGCTGTATGAAGAAGGATTTTGATAACTTTCGCCAATAAAGCCCCAGTCGTTACCGTTTCTTGTGTTACTGTAGATGTCTCGTCCGTTATAATCAAAACCGGCCTGTAAGTTACTGGCCAATCCATTGGTGCCTGATGTACCAGCTCCGCCGCTGTAGGCCTGACTGGGATCTTTATAGTAATAGGAAAAATAGTTATACCATAGATTACGCACCAAATCACTACCATCGTCATGGAACGTGACATTCACAGGTTGATAGTTGATTTTGGTCTGAACTAGACGTTTTCTATTGTATTGATTCAGTGTGTTAACTGCCAGTTCATATTGAGGCAGTTGAACATTTTTTACTACCAATCCAAGATTGTTTACATCAGTCTGTGTAAAAGCTCCAGTGGGACCAAACATTTGTGGAATGTTGGTAGCATTCACAGTGAAACTCACATGATAAAGAAACTTAAAACGAGGCGCCAGCTCGTATCCATTTGTGCGGAATACTTTGCTGGCGTGTTTATAGTCTCTTAAGGAATCAACACCGAAGAATCCTTTAAGGAAATCCTGACCCCAAGAAGCTGACATCTATGATTACGCTGCTGGAGCGCCGGTTAATGAACCTGTAATCACGTCACCAACTGTACGACCAATAGTAGCACCAACACCAGAACCAATAGGTGTTTGCAGCGCATTGTCAAATGCCATTGTCATACTGATAGTAACAGCTTCGCTTGAACCATAGTTTAGATCGTTATAGTTGACACCTTTTAGGTAGCATCCATAAATTTCCCATGTTTCAAGTACAACTGGTGTTGATGTTCCATTACCACCGTCAAGAACTTCACAACGTGTGGTAAATTTGTAATCAATACCTGATGCAGCTGATGCTTGTTCCATGAAATCCAGTTGCTTCTGAAGCTGTTCACCCACACGCTTTTGCACGTTACCACCAGCATCGTCACGCAGGTTAACACTGATGTCTCCCCAGCTGTGCTTGCCGGCTAGTTTTAATGTGCTGTTGTAGATTGGCACTAGAATTTCTTCAAATGTGACTTCAGGGCGAGTGAAGTCAATCACTTGCTTGGTAAGTTCAGTACGCGGTGTTGACACGCCTAGCCCTTCAAATATCACTCTAAAGCGATATTTGAGTTTGGGCATCAGAAGGCCCTGGGTCGATGAACTTTGATCGCTGGCCAAAGGCACTGTCATTCTTGTTAGCGATGATACGGCCATGTGTTATCTCCTATATACAGTATTTATGGCACAAAAATACTCAAAAATCATGCCCATACCTTGTTACGCTGTCTGTGCTGATGCTACTTGCCCAGCACTGATTTCACCGGTATTCTTGATACGCAATGGAATGTAGATGAATTCAACCGCTTTAACTGGTTCAATTGCAATGTCTACATACAATTCATTTAGATCAATTGTAGCAGGTGTATTGTTGCTTAGATCGCAAACCACTAGATAATCGTAGATACCACGTTTAGCAATCAAGTCAATCATCAAGCTTTCGCAACTGTTTTTAATTTCATCGCGAGTGATTTGATCATTTGGTTCAAACAAGAACTGTTTGCCAATTTGCTCAAGTCTTCCACGTAAGAAAGCTACCAAGCGAGCAACATTCACGCGATTCAGAGCTGAACTGATGCTTGTGGCAGTCTTGTTACCAAAGTTGGTAATACCAACTCCAGGAATAAACGTGATTGGGTTGATAGCATTTTCATATAACAAATCACGTAGACCTTGGCGCACACCCAGCTGTTCAAATTCACCAGTTTGCGCATTGATGTAACCAATACGATCTGCATTGTCTACTATACCGCGACGTGTACCAGCTGGTGCCATCCAAGGGAAAGCAACTTCGTCATTTCTAATAAAGGTACGCAACATCATGTGTGTAGCAGGCTGCACAATTGGACTGCCGCTTAGATCTGTGG